ATAAATAAGTATGGATGCCTTCGGGGTCCACAAAACACAAACTCGCTTTTAAAGGAGCTACCATAATGAGAGCACTCGCACAATACGGCGCTGCCGATATTGATCGATTTATGCAGGATATCGATAAGTATTCAATTGGACTAGACGGTTGGTTCGATAGGGTCAATACGAAGAGTGATACCAGTTATCCACCCTACAATTTGGTCAAGGTAAACGAAAATACTTATAGCTTGGAACTGGCACTCGCAGGATTTGCAAGTTATGAGGTCAAGGCATATACTGAGGCAGGTCAACTATTTGTAGAAGCAGCAAAGGCTGAGGCCGATGAAAGGGAATACGTCCATAGAGGACTGGCTGCAAGGTCCTTCAAGAGGTCCTGGACCCTCTCAGACGACGTTGAGGTAGACCATGTAGACTTTATTGATGGGATTCTTCAGGTGACTCTGAACCGGATAGTGCCAGAGAAACACCAGAAGAGAATCTGGTATGGATCTGAGGAAACTAAATAAAACTGAATATCGTCGCCGCCCTATGGGCAGAGGGGGAACTGGCACAATCCAGTTGACACCCCCTTTTTTATGCAGTAAGATAGGTAGAGAATATTCCGAATAATGGAAAATAGTTTATTCAGGATAGCAGACTCACTTGACAGAATTGCTAATGCATTAGAAAGTGGAACTATCACTATCAATATGGTTCATGGTCATATCGAGAGTATTGATCACGCTCATATTGATGATGGAGAACTTGACATTCACACTAAATCCTTCTGATAAAATAAAATTATGACTATCAAACTTTGTTTATTAAAGTCTGGTGAGGATGTAATCGCCGATATGACTGAGATGGTCGCTCAAGACCAGGTGATTGGGTACTTTCTCAAATACCCTTGTGCGGTCAAGTTGGTGGGCAATCAGGCTGATCGGTCTGGACTTACAAAAGAACCATGCAAAATGAGATTGACACCTTGGATGCCACTCAGTAAAGAGGAAACTATTTCTGTAGTAGCTGATTGGGTTATAACTATTACTGAACCAATTGATGAATTAAAGGAGACTTATGAGCGAGGAATTGCCGGTATTGAACAACATCAGGATTCTGATACTAGTGAACAATCAGATTCTGATCAGTCAGATTGAGGAGAAATCATCAGAACTGGGAGAACCAGATTGTAAATTGACTGAACCTTTCATTGTTAATGGAGAAGAATTATCCCCATGGTTGATGAATTTGACAATTCAAAATGATTTTATGATCAGTTCTGACAAGATTTTGACTATTGTTGTACCTAATAGTAAATTAAAAACAAAGTATGAGGGTCTATTGAAGTGAGGTTTTATACCAACGTCCAGATGATCGGAAATAACTTTCTCGTCCGTGGTTATGAGGATGGCCGAAAAGTAATGTTTCAAGAGAAATATTCTCCCACTCTTTTTGTCAAATCCAAGAGAGAGACTAAGTATCGCACACTTGAGGGTGAACATGTTGAACCCATCAAACCTGGTTTGGTAAGAGACTGTAGAGACTTCATCAAGAAGTATGATGGTGTAGAGGGATTTAAAGTTTATGGGAATGAGAGGTATCAGTATCAATATATTTCTGATAAGTATTCTGAGGAGGAGATCAAGTTTGATCTGAAAAAGATTGGACTGGTCACTATGGATATTGAGGTACAGTCTGAAGAGGGGTTCCCCAGTCCCGATTCATGTTCTGAGGAGATGTTATCCATCTCAATTCAGGATTATACGACAAAACAGATTACTACCTGGGGTCGTCATCCATATACACCGTCACAGAATAATGTAACCTATCATTATCATAGTGATGAGATTGCTATGCTTGAGGCGTTCCTGTACTGGTGGGAACAGAATACCCCTGATGTGATCACTGGTTGGAATGTTCGCCTATATGATATTCCATATCTTTGTGGTCGTATGTCACGAATCATGGGTGATAAGAAAATGAAACAACTTTCACCGTGGAAGATGGTAGATCATCAGGTGATTGGTATCTCTGGTCGTGAATATAATGTCTATTCGATCTCTGGTGTTACTACACTTGACTACATGGAACTCTATAAGAAATTTACTTATGTGAATCGTGAGTCCTATCGATTGGACTTTATTGCTGAGGTTGAACTAGGACAGAAGAAACTGGACCACAGTGAGTTTGATACTTTCAAGGATTTCTATAGGGGGAACTGGAAGAAGTTCATTGACTATAACATCGTTGACGTGGAACTTGTTGACCGTCTGGAAGACAAAATGAAACTGATTGAGTTGGTCATCACCATGGCATTTGACGCAAAGGTGAATTTCATTGATCCTATGGCTCAGGTCCGTATGTGGGATACGATTATCTACAACTATCTCAAGAAGAGAAACATTGTCATTCCACCTAGAAATACATCTGAGAAGAATGATAAGTTTGCTGGAGCGTACGTCAAAGAACCCAAACCAGGTGTTTATGAATATGTGGTATCCTTTGACTTGAACTCTCTGTATCCTCACCTAATGATGCAGTATAATATCTCTCCAGAAACACTTATGGATGAGAAACATCCTAGTGTCACAGTGGATAAGATCCTAGGTGAGAAGCTCAACTTTGATCTTTATAGTAACTACGCTGTCTGTGCTAACGGAGCTATGTTTCGTAAAGATATCAAGGGTTTCTTACCTGAATTGATGGAGAAGATGTATGCTGATCGTAAGGTCTTCAAGGGTAAGATGTTGAAGTCAAAGCAGAAGTTGGTTGATATTGAAGCTGAAATGAAACGGAGGGGTATCTGATGGACTACAAAACTTCTGGTGTTGACATTATTAAGGGTCGATCTTTTGTGGAGTATATCAAAGTATTGGCACCTAAGATTGACGGTGGATTTAGTGGAATGATGGATCTCCCATCAGGATATAAACAACCTGTATTAGTATCTGGTACTGATGGTGTTGGTACTAAAATGAATATCTGTAGAATTGCTGATGATTACACCACTATTGGTCAAGATCTCGTTGCTATGTGCGTCAATGACGTTATATGTTCTGGCTCTAAACCATTATATTTTCTAGACTATATCTCTACCAAATCACTTGATTCTAATGTGAGTGATATTGTGTATGGAATTAATGTTGGTTGTACAATGGCAGGGATGGAACTTATAGGTGGAGAAACCGCAGAACATTACAGAACAAATGACTATGACCTTGCTGGTTTTTGTACTGGTATTGTAGAGAAGAATGACATTGTTAATGGTAGTAACATTAAACCTGGTGACGTAGTCATTGGTATTGAGAGTAGTGGACTTCATAGTAATGGATACACACTCATCAATGATATGTTGTGGAGGAATTATATTTACTACAAGGAGATGCCAGAGTTGCTGAGACCAACCACCATCTATGCTCGTCTAATTCAGTACCTGTTGGATGAAGTTCCCATTCTTGGTATGGCACACATCACAGGAGGAGGTCTTCCTGAGAACCTTCCTAGGTGTCTTCCAATGGGTCTGACTGTTGATGTTGATTACAGTGCTTGGGAACGACCAGAACTCTTTAATAAGATTCAACAAGCAGGTGACATTGCCGAGGATGAGATGCGTAATGTATTCAACTGTGGTATTGGATTTTGTTTAGTTGTCCCACAAGAAGTAGCAACACTAACTCAAGATTTGATTGCTGATAAACCATATGGTATGAGGTCTTGGATTATTGGAGAGGTGGAATGATTATCATTACAAATATAATTTCAAGTAAATAATATGGGATACTTAATTGGTGGCGCTGGAGAGGGCCCTGATCAGAAGATTGTTGAGTCTTCTAGTAATCAGTATGAGAAACTATCTGACAATGAGTTGAGAAAACTCAGGGATCAGACAGAGAAGGATGTTGCAAAGTTCAATAATTTTCAAATGGCTAGGAAGATTGCTCTTAACTCTGCTTATGGGGCTATCGGTAATCAGTATTTTAGGTACTACAAACTGGCCAATGCAGAGGCAATTACACTCTCTGGACAAGTGTCTATTCGTTGGATCGAAGATAAAGTAAACAAGTATCTAAATAGTCTGTTAAAAACAGAAGATGTAGATTATGTTATCGCATCCGACACTGACTCAATCTATCTTAATTTCGGACCTCTTGTTGATAAATTTTTTAGCAATAAGCTCGGCGATAAAACTAAGATTGTGGGGATCATTGACCAGATCTGCCAGGATAAACTGGAACCGTTTATCGAGAAAAGTTACCAGAAACTAGCGACATATGTGAATGCTTATGACCAGAAGATGCAGATGAAGCGAGAAAACATCGCTGATCGCGGAATATGGACAGCAAAGAAAAGATATATTCTTAACGTATGGGACAGTGAGGGTGTCCGTTATGAAGAACCCAAACTTAAGATTATGGGTATTGAGGCTGTCAAATCATCTACACCTGCACCCTGTAGGAAGATGATTAAGGACGGTCTCAAAGTGATGATGGAAGGAACTGAAGATGAGATGATTAAGTACATTGATGAATGTAGGGTCAAGTTCAATAATATGTCACCGGAGGAGATTGCCTTTCCTCGTAGTGTATCTGATGTGCATAAACATAAGAGTCATTCCACAATTTATGGTAAGGGATGTCCCATGCACGTCCGCGGGTGTCTCCTACATAATCATTTAGTAAAGGAGATGAAACTTGAGTCTAAGTATTCTTATATCAACAATGGTGATAAGATTAAGTTCATCCATCTATCAAAACCGAATCCTATCAGGGAAAATGTAGTTTCTTTTGCCTCAGACTTCCCATATGAGTTTGGACTTGGCAAATATATTGATTATGAACTACAATTCAACAAAGCCTTCCTTTACCCAGTAAAGGTAATTCTTGACGCCATTGGTTGGAATGTTGAGAAGACTGTAAACTTAGAATTATTTTTTGGATAATGGATTTTTTAAAAGACATAGTAAAAGAGATCGGAGATGACTACACAAGACTCGCAGCCGACATCGACGACCAAGAAACCTTTGTGGACACGGGCTCTTACATCTTTAACGGACTTTGTTCAGGTAGTATATTTGGTGGCGTATCTGGGAATAAGATTACTGCCATTGCTGGGGAGTCTTCTACTGGAAAGACTTTCTTTGCTCTCGCCGTTGTCAAAAACTTTCTTGATTCTAATCCCGATGGTTATTGTCTATATTTTGACACAGAAGCCGCTGTTAATAAGGGTCTACTCGCAAGTCGTGGGATAGATCTAAATCGTCTTGTGGTGGTCAACGTGGTCACCATTGAAGAGTTCAGGTCCAAGGCCCTAAAGGCGGTGGACATTTATCTTAAAACCCAAGCAGAAGACCGCAAACCTTGTATGTTTGTGTTAGACTCACTTGGTATGTTGTCTACAGAGAAAGAGATCACAGACGTACTCAACGATAAGATGGTTCGTGACATGACAAAGTCACAACTTGTCAAAGGTGCGTTTCGTATGTTGACTCTGAAACTAGGACAAGCAGACATCCCCATGATAGTTACCAATCACACTTATGATGTTATCGGATCATACGTTCCCACCAAAGAGATGGGCGGAGGCAGCGGTCTCAAGTATGCGGCAAGTACAATCATTTATCTCTCAAAAAAGAAAGAAAAGGATGGAACAGAAGTCGTTGGAAATCTTATTAAAGCTAAGACAGCAAAGTCGCGTCTAAGTAAGGAGAATAAAGATGTTACTATACGCCTTTATTATGACGAGCGTGGTCTCGATCGATATTTTGGTCTTCTTGAGTTGGGTGAGCTGGGAGGTCTGTGGAAAAATGTTGCAGGTCGTTATGAGATGAATGGTAAGAAGGTCTATGCTAAAGAGATCTTGAAGAATCCTGACAAATACTTTACTGAAGAGGTCTTACAGAAACTAGATGAAATCGCAAAAGAAGAGTTCTCATATGGTTCGGCAGTATGATGTTCTTCCTGGATCATACTGTAAAGAACTGATTAAAATCTTTGAGAACTCTTCTCATCAAGAGTTTATCAATGATAACCACAAACCATGTTTTACTCAAGTCAATCTGAATCAAGAGAAAATTGAGATGGTCCGTGAAATGATTCCCATTGTCAAGGGAGTTCGTACAATGTATCAGATGGATACAAAGTCACGGTTTCTACCTGAGATTAAATCTCTTGAAGAGTTTAGAATCAAGAGATACCTTCCCAATGGATATGAGAGATTTGATGAACATGTAGATATTGTTGATCATGCTAGTGCTCGTCGGGCGGTAGCATTTTTGTTTTATCTAAACGATAATGATGGGGTCACCCACTTCACAAGACAAAGCTTTACAGTCAAACCGAAGACTGGTAGGGTAGTGGTGTTCCCACCGACCTGGGCTCATCCACACTATGGTGCAGCACCTAGTTCGACCAAGTATATATTGAGCACTTACATTCATTATGGATAAGATTGAGTTCCTAATTCTAAACAACTTGGTCAACAATGAGGAATATCTTCGTAAGGTCATTCCTTTTTTGAAGGATGAGTATTTTGAGGATACAAATCAAAAGATTGTTTTCCAAGAGATTGCAAGTTTTGTGGAAGAATACAATGAAATGCCCACAAAAGAAGTTCTATATATTGAAGTTGAGAAAAGAAAGGATATAAAT